AACACATCTCCTATCAAAAATATACTGTATTTCGAATAAAAAAGGCAGTCTGAAACAGGTTTTAAACCCCATTTCAGACGGCCTTTAATCCAGCTTTAAAAGCTCCAACCCTTAATCATTTCGGGTTGTTCCCCGCCGTAGGTCAGTTTGCTTTACTCAGCCTTTTTGCGGTCTCAAACTCAACCGCATCCATCAATTTCTTGATGTTATAAGCCGTCATCTGCGCCATCGTCAGTTTGCCTTGCGGCTCCAAATCGCCGTCATAACTGATGGTCACGCCGTTCAAGCCGTTTACTGGCATCTCGTCTTTTATAGTAATAACAATTTTCGCCATCACATCAACTCCTGCTCCGTAGGCTCAATCACAAAATCCTCAAGTCCCGACACAATCTTAATTCCCGGCACCTGCCCATTTGAAAACTGCTCGCGCTCATTCAGGATAGCGTCTTTGTCGATTTCCTGCTTGGTGCGGATAAAGCTTTGATAAGCCGTTTTTTCCGACATCCAAGCCAAGACGGCGGCGACGCCTGTTACCTTGACGCTAGGTGGGCGGATGCGCCATTTGACGAGTCCCGTCACAAAATCCACCGTCTTGGTCTTGCCGTTTTCCGTCAGATCGTCCTTGTGTGCCTCACAGTAGGCGGCGACGGCGGCGGTCAGGCGTTCCGACTCGGCTTTCAACGGAGCGGCAAGCGCGGCGTATTCTTCTTCAATCACCGCTTTTTTATCGCCCGCCTCGGTTTCCAAGCGTTTGATTTCGCGGTTCAGGTCGCCGATGGCGCGGATATGCGCCGTTACCTCGGTTTTGTCTTGTGCGGCTTCTATTGCCGCCTGTTTGATACGTTGTTTAGCCATTTGCTTTTTCCTCCAGTTTGTTGAGTAGTTGATATACTTCGCTTACTTCAAATCCTTTAGTTTCAGCAAAACTGATAAAGGCATCCCAGTCTTGCTCTAAATATTCGTCCAATAGACGGTATTCGTGCGGTTCAATCATGATGTTTTCCTTTAATCTTGATCTGATAAGTCTCGTAAAACTTGACTTAAAAAATTCTCGTGGAGGGCTGTTTGCCTTTTTCTCAGGTAGCCTGCTGCAGCATGGGCGGCAAAGATTGCAGGAGTTTTTTCACTATCATCTCCCAATCCTTTGATTTCAAAATCAAATAAGCTTTTTGTACTATCTTTAATAGTAATAATGACTTTAGCCATGTTTTTTTTCCTTTCTTAGTTTACTTTTCGGTCTGCATCTCTCAACTGTCTTGCCAGTTGCAATACTTTTAAATTCGCGACGGCTGCCTTCATAAATTCTTCCGTATCTCGGGCGGCATCACTGCATACGCTATCTAAAAATTCAATTGTCAACGCAGCCATCAGGTCAGGAGTTTGATACTCACCGTTTAGCTTGATTTCGGGCAACTCGACGCGACACTTCCCATCTTCCGAAACAATTTTAAAAACATACTCTTTCATTTCACTTACCTTTCTTACTTAAAGCTTCTTTCACTTCCGCCATTTTCTGACGGCCTTTTTCTCTATCTGGCGCGGGCTTTGCCAACATCGCCCTTGGTATCAACCGTGGCGGCAGGTTGCGGAGCAGTTCGGCGGGTTGCGGCCATGTTTCCGCCGCCTGCAACACCTTAAACCCAGCCTGAATCCGTATCGGGTCATACTCCGGCGAGACGATTTCTTTTGTCTCCATCAGTTTCCGATACCAAATTTCCGCGACTACCGGCATATCCTGCGCTGCGGGGCGGTTGGGCAGATTGAGCGCGGCGAGCAACGAAAAACCTGACGCGATTTCCTGTTTTGCCCAATCATTCCCTGCCCATTCGCCCAAGGCTGCCACACCCTGTCGCAACTTGGACGGCGCACCGCCTTCGCCCACTCTCCCTGTTGGAGAGGACTGGGGAGAGGGCAACCCCGAACCCTGCCACTGGGTCACAATCTCCAACAAATACCCGTGTGATTTCAGCGGCAGTTTCAGACGACCTTGGTCGCGGGCATTGACGGTTTCGTTAAAGCCGTGCAACCAAGCCTCGGCGGGAGCGGGGGAGGACACCCCGTCGCGTACTGCCTCCTGCGCCTTAATCATCGGCATTAACTCGTTTAAGAGCTTCGCCGTACGCGCCCAAGAAAGCTGGGACTTGGCGGGGCGGAACAAGCCGACATACCTTATCGCCGCCTTGCCCATTTCAGCGTCCATCTCCAACACAGCCCGCAATACAGCCGATGCGTCGGCATCATTGATTAAGCTGTCTAGGCTATGCACCGCCCCGCAGTTCGGGCATTTGATATTCATTTAACCACCCCAATAATCGCCAAAAACGCTACAAGGACAACAACCAACCCAAAAAACATACCGCAGGCATCCAAAACAACAGCTTTAGTCCGTTGTTTAAACCAGTTTTCGATCAGGCTCATCAGTGCCAAAACCACCAGTGCCAAACCAATCAGCCCGCAGATCAAGAGATAAATCATCACTCCGACAGACATGAAATATCCTCCCATTTGGCTATTGCTTCATCCAGCGCAGCACGGTAGCTGTCTCCAAATCCATGAATATCTACTTCTTGGTCATATAAAAAACAACAATACTTACCGTCCAAGTTCTTGCTAAACTCAACCGTTTCAACCTTGAACAGAAAATCCAGCCTTTCTGTATCCTTTACAGCCTGTTTAAATTTCGGGGAAAAATCCAAAACACTAGATTCTTGGTCAACAATTTCGTTATTCGAAGACAGCAAGGTATCCAATACGGCCATAATCCAAGACAAACCGGCGTTGGCAGACTTAGATTCCAAAGCTTCAAACACTTCATCCGCAGGCGCATCACTCAGATATTCGAAATCGTCTTCATCCTCTGGATCGGCAGGTTGATAAATCGGATTCAAACCCTGCTCAATTTTGTTTAAAAACGCGACCAGTTCCCATACTGCGTCAAGGTCTTCTTTATCCGGTCTAGCGATATTCATTGCATTTCCTCCCAAGCTTCTATTGCCATTGTCAGCGTTGCCGCCTCCGCCGTTTTAAAAATACCGTCCGGCGCGCGGGCGGCGATCACGAAACCCTCGCCGTCCTTTTTCATGACCATGAGTTCCCCACGGTCTTCCAGCCATTCAATTAAATCTTTTTCGTTCATTTCCGCTCTCCAATTTGTTTAACGCCTTCCGCGCCGTTCATCGCGTGGTGCAATTGCACTTTTTTCCCTGCCGAATGCCCCTTGGCTATTGCCTCAATCATCGCGGCACTCCCGTCCAGTTCGGGCGTCTTAGCGTCTCTAAATACCGCGTTTTCCATATGTGGATATTTTTTTCTTCTATAGTCAGCCATAACCGCCTTTTCATCGTCTGACATCTCAAATTCTTTGACGACACTCCATGCACCCATCATCCATCCGTTACAAAACTGGTCGGCGAGATAGGTTCGGTTTGAGGGTTTTCTTGCTCGGCAGGTTTTCAGAAATTCGCGGCGGGCGGCGGAAATCTGTCGATAGACCACATCAAAAGCATAGGAAGCGATCTCGGCGCGGTTACCCAAACCGTAAAAAAACATTGCATTTGCCAGTTGATAACATTTGCACCCGAACACCTCGGAAATCATGTTTGCGACGGCCCACTGCCACTCGGCCAGCTTAACTGCCATCTTCCGACCGCTGCCACGCTCGGAGACTTCCGACAAGACAACATCAACAGCATCAACTTCATACTTTTTCATCAGTGCCTGCGCCTGTTTCATCGCCTGCGCCGCTTCGTGTTCATTTGCCGATTTGCTCAAAGCCAAACACTTTTTGATTTTTTCCAAAACTGCCTGTTTATCCATTTTTTATTTCCTTTTCTTCTTTCAGACGACCTTTGCCGTCCTGATCTTCAAACTGCGCCTGATATTCCGCGATTGCCTGCTCGCGGTTTCGCTTCACCATAAACTTCGTCGCTCGCCGGCGGTGTTGTCCCCATGCCTGCCAGTCCGTATTGCGTCGTCGGTAGCTCATTTCCTACCCCCTTTCCGGCTCGCGCCATCCCTTCATAATCGCCCGCTCGCCGTATTTGGCGCGGATTTCCTCGACCGCCCGTTTCAATGCCAATTTCTTGATTCGGCTAAGTCCCCGTTTAGGCCGTCTAAACTTATTCATATACAATTCCTTCCATTTTTTGCTCCGTATCCATTGCCTCGTAGGCGCTTTCTATTTTCAAAACTTCCAAATCCGCCTGTCTTTCCATCTTCTCGACCTTCGTCGGCTCTTTCGCAACCGGTTCGGGTTCTTCTTGGGTACAGCCATACAACGCCATTCCACCCACAAAACACCACACCCCGACCATCAAACCAACCGGCACCCACCGCCAAAAAGAGCGCGCCACAAACATCTTCCAATCAACTTTTTTCAAAACTTGCATTTTGCGTTTTCCTTTAAAAACAATAACTTATTAAAATCATAGGGTAAAAAATATATAGCCGTATCAGGGCGTTACGTTTTCAGACGACCTTTTTACGCTTCTCGCATGGTTTAATTTCACACTTTTGACACGCCCGCCAGTGCTGCATCTTGATAGGGTTATGCGTCGGAGCAGGGGCGAGTGCGATTTCGATACATTCAGCCCGTTCCATCCGTCGACCTTCAAACGGACACATCACCTTACGAAACACATCCGCCACTTTCGCCGCCACTTTGTCAGGCTTGCCGTTGTATTTGCCGTTCAAAATCAGACTGATGCTTGTCGCGCTGTATCGGAGTTTTGCCGCAGTCTTCATCAGCCCGTCTTTCGCGACCTCTTCCTTCAAAACTGCGTACCAATCTTCTTTCATATAATCTTTTTCATTCATAATCAGGAACCTCCCTTAATACAATTTCGTTGATATTCGGGTCGTACACCTCTCTGACAGCCAGCAACTGCGGTGCTTTTGACCCTGTATTCTTCAAAAGGACAAACGATTTTTTCCGCGCGTTGCCCGTGTTTTTCAGATACCCCGCCTTTTCAAGGTGTTGCGCATAAACCCTGACCATGCTGCGGCTGACAGGGTGCGTCATATTGACGTGAGCCGTCAGGCTGTCTAAGTCAAAGGTTTTCAAAATCCGCATCGTCCGCCACAAGGCTTCCGTTACCGGGCATTTCAACGGCTGACCGTCATCAGACAAGCGGGGCGCATCCATACCCGTATCCCGCTCCAGCCGGTATCCGTACGGGCTGCCGGTGCCTGCTTTTTTCTGTACCGATACAAACCCGCCCTTATTAAGGGATTTTAAGTACCCGTACACCGTATTCCCGCTCAGTTGGCAGGCTTCGGCGATTTCAGAGAGCGTCAGGAACCTGTCCTTATTGCCCCGCAGACAGTTCCAAATTTCTTGTCGGCGGTTGCGGGGCTTCGTCAATGTCGTCACGCTCATAATTTGACCCCGCGTTTAGGTGCTTCGCCCTTGTACAGGTCGGCTTTCACACAAATCTCGCGCGTTACCGTATCCAAGCCTTGCTGATTGGCAAGCTCCAACAGATTGACCAGATTGACCGTTACGCGGCGTACCGAGCCGTGCGCCAAATCCACCAAATAAGACAGCGCATCTTTTTCAAACGTCAAATCAGGCGCGTAAACCTTCGCCAACTCTTCCGCGTCTGCCAAATCGACAGGTTGCGCAGGTACCCAAGCCAACACACGACCGTGGAAACGCTCGAATTTCTTCAGCTTGGTCGGCAACATCTCCTCGCCCACCAACATCAGCGGGGCTTGGCTGCCCTCGTAGATGTCGCGTACCAGCTCGACCAATCCCTTATGCGTAACCAAATAGTCCGCCTCGTCCAAAATCAACGGACGCTGACTGGCGGCCAACTGTTCGCAGATCACATCCAAACAACCCGCCGCCGTCCGGGCAGGCGGCAAGCCCATCTCGAAGCAGATTTTTTCCAACAGCGTCTTTTTGCTCCATGCGCTGCGCAGCTGGACATAATAAGCACGTGTCTCATTCGCCACCGCCACCGTCGCCGTCGTCTTCCCGAAACCGGAAGGGCCGTACAACACACCCAAACCCGGCAAACCGTCCTGACGGTTGACCAAACGCTCCATCGCAACAGAGACCAAAGACAGATTGTTGATATTTGCAATTTTCATTTTTAAAATCCTTTTAAAATAGTGAATAAACCTTGTTTAAAACCCCGAAAGGTCGTCTGAAATCAAGCCAGCATCGCCCGTTTGGACAACGCCTTATACTCATTGCTTTGCGGGTAACGCTCCAGCCATCTTTGCGCCTGCGGCGGCAAATCCGTCTGACCGCAAAGACGCTGATACAGCGCAAACCGCTCCGATGCTTCGGACGGTACCGACCAGCCCGCAGCAGCTTCCGTTTCAGACGGCATTTCCACCGTCTTCACTGCCACAGCCTCGGCCGTTAAATCATCCTCACGGCTTCGGCGTGCTGCCAATTCGGCAGCCTTAGCCTTGATTTGACCCATACCAAACACCACTCCCCCGATATTGACCGAGTCCTGATGTTCGATGGTCGGTACGCGGCGTTCTTTCAGGATGTTTTGCTGTTGCAGCTCGTTGCGTTTCAGACGCTCGTCGTTGCGTTTGTCTTCCGCGCGCTCCAAGACGCTGACAGGCATATAGTCCGTCGAGTTGCCATGCCATTCCGCCTTGCAGATAAGCCGACCGACATCGTCGTAAATCCAAACCCAAAGCGCGTCCTGCACATCGTAGCCGACCCGGACCGTTTCGCCGTTGAACTCCATCAGTTCGGCGGAATAATAGGTATTGCTGAACAGCGATACCTCCCCGCGCCGTACCGTACGCATCACCTGCGGTCGGAACAGATACCCTTCCTCCTCCGGCGACACCCTCGGCGGCTCGCCAAACTCTGCCACCTTCAAAGCCCAAAACTCATTAGGCGACATATTCCGGCGTTTGCCTTCACGGTCGGTAAACTTAGGCAGCGAACGGTGCGGTCGGTCGTTGTATTCGTCCACCACCCGTTCGATATAACCCTTAAACTCGTCCCAAGTCGGAATCGGCGAATTCAAAATCTTCCCGTGCAGGCGGACTTCCTTACGCGACAGCTTAAACAGCTTCTGCCGCGCCTCATCGTCCATATTTTTCCCCACAAAAGACGGCAGGTTCGCCGCCGCCCGCGTGAAAATATTATGGCTGCGTTCCGACGCGCCCTTCGCTTGCGAGTTATAAGCCCGCGAATGCGTCATCGTCATGCCCAGCCTGCCCATCAGACCCGTTGCCTCATCCGTCATCATCAAGTTTTCAAAGCCCTTGCCCCAGTCCACATACCAAAGCGCACCGATGGCCGCGCGGCTCGCGTGGCTTAAAGCTTCCAGCACAGTAAACCGGCTTTCCGCCAGCCCCACGCTCCAGCCCATACACCGTCTTGTGCCAACGTCCAAAACCGTCGTAATTTCAGGTCTGAACGGCAGACCCGATAACGGATTCAACACCTCCGCATCAAACGTATGACCGTCGGCGGTGTAGATGGCGGCAGGTTTCAAATGCATAAAATCGCGCCGTTTGTGCGGCAGGATATTTTTCAAATCCCGCGCCCCGCGTCGTCCGCGTTCACGCTCCACATTGCCAAGCTTGCCCAACCACCGGCGCACCTGATGGATACTCGGCACATCCGCCTCTTTTCCCAAAGGAGAGTGCAGCCCCTCCAGCCTGTTCACAAACAAGCGGTAAGCTTCACAAACAGATGGCTTCATCGGCAGCCGGTAGCATTCCAAAAACACAGGCAGCCAAGATGGGACGTTCATATCCTCGGTTCTGGCTTTTGGTGCAAGGCTGTTAGATTCCCGCGCCGCAAACCACCGCTTGATGGTCCGTACGCTCGGCAGCTTCCCACCGCCGCCGCGCCCGTCGGCAGCCAAAGAAAACAGCTTTGCGATATGTTCGAAGCCCGGCATCTTCGCCTGCGTCAAAACAGTCGTCATCGCCGCCTCCTTAGATACGCCCGATTCCTCCATTACCCGCTCGACCGCCGACAAAACCCCGCGTCGTGCCGATTCGCAAAGCCGTTGTTGCTCCGTTGAGCCGTCCGCAACGCCGATGGTCAGCTGTCCACCTCTCACATCGGGAGAGGGCTGGGGAGAGGGAAAACCCGCCGCATCACCCCCCCCCCCCCCTGGGGGGGGGGGGGGGGGGGGGGGGGGGGGGGCGGCCGGCGGGGCGGGGGC